GGGTGAGGGAGAGAGAGAGTGGTAGTTAGTATATATATATATATATATATATATTCTATAACACTCTCTCTTTTTCTCTCCGTATTGCTCGTAAATAGGACTCCCTATAGGGGCGTGTATGTACGGAGCCTGCGGCAGCTGAGAGGAGGGTATTTATGTGTGTTGGCGAAACGGGGATTGGTTGTTTTGGTTGTATTGGTCGGTGGTTGGTAGTGGGGCGGTTGTATTGGTTGTTTTCGTACATACGTTATGCTGTGTTTTTTAGTGAGTTTAGTGTTTTAAAGGTGGGTTGAGGTGATTTATGGGGGTTTATAGGTGGTTTTTGGTGGATTTATGGGGTTTTGTAGGATAATGAATGTACAAATGGCGCTGTGCCAATTAGCAATATGGTAGGTTTACAAAAAAAAGCCAGAAGATATGGTATCTTCTGGCTTAATTGGTGCTTTACAGGCTTATTCCTGCAATATCTGTTGCTTTTTTGGGTAAGTTTGCCTTTAAAGTTGTCTTGTATACTTCACTTGCTTTAAGTGCAGCTTCAACTTTTTGGATCATTTCAATGTCAAACTCTTTTTCTTGAGCTAGAGCTAGGTCTTTTGTGGCTTTTTCGAGCATTTCTTCAATACTGGAGTCTTTCTTCACGGTATATCCGGCGTCTTTTAGCGATGCTTTCATTGCCTTGTCTTCTGGAGAGATTCTAGTTCCGAATCCTCCGAACTGATATGTCCCTGTTTGTAAGGCAAGTTCACTTTTTCTGGTGTGAACATCCTTCTCTTGGGGTGTTGCATCACGTTCAGGTGTATCACCAACGGCTTTGATCTTAAACGTGCTGAATTTATCCCGTAACAGTTCACCAAAGCCCTTGTTCAACATGCCCTCAACACTGGGATGTATGTCTTGTGGTAGTTCAACGTCCATCTTGTAGTTGAAACTGAATGAATTGTCGCGATTACCGATTGTTGCGTTTAATGTAATGGTTTTCATGGTATTTTACCTTGTGGGTTAATTATAGTGTTTCACGTAAAACACTAGGGTGTATGCAGGTTAGTCGTGTAAACTGTGGTATGTTCCACGTGGAACATACCATACGTTTAGCTTTAATTGCTTTCCCATTGATAAACTTGGCCTGTGAGTTTGCTTACAGCCGCATCTAATGAGCGAACATTTTTCGCCGTATATGCTACGTTAGTAAGTACGAGGCGTAAATATCTTAACCGCTGTGTATGTTTAAATCGCTTTAAATAGGTAATGCGGTCAACAATATCTCTGGGACAAAATGTATCCTCCATAATTTCATCACAAATTTCTAGCCATATTGCATCCCCATGTATATCAAGGAATGCCGGTGCGGACGGGAAAGATAGTGTAGGTAATGTATGTTTCATGATATGACCTATAGTTAGTCGTGCGAATTTACACGATTAACCTGCATACAAAAGTTGTTAAAGAACAGTCCGTGGTGGGAACGCCACCTCGGTAACCAATGGATCATTTGCAACCCATGAAACACATCTTAATCTTTCGTATTGCCGTTGTCAATACGTTATCGTATTTATTTACCATCTATCTTTCTTATACCCTGCATACAATACGTTAATGGCCCACGATATGGGGTATATAAGGAACGGGCGCGCGCGTATACACCCAACGGCGTGGTGTGTCAAGCGATTAATTCACCACCGTCCACTGGCCCTCGCGCGCGACAATGGAGCGCCATACGTACGTATCAGTTCACCCCTTGACTATACTATGCGAGCTAATGGCTTTAGCCTTGCGTTTAGGGTTTTCCATTTCCCCTCTTTCGACCCCCACCCTTTCTTTATTGGAGGTTGAAATATACTATCGTCCATCGTGTCAAAATTCTACCCACACGCAAAACTGAGGCCCTTAAGCCTGGTAAGGAAATTTTATATACACGCAAAACTGAGGCCCATACCAGGCTCTCAAAATTCTACCCCTCTGAGCCTGATGGAAATATTATACTATATTTCGTGAGAGTTAGAGCAATACCTTTGCCTCACCACCTTGCCCTTGACTCCACCTCCTGCTCGTGATATAATACCCGAAAGTTAATAGGTGAGTGTTATGACTGTCTTTGCATACCCCGATGGAGATTTATTTGAGGAAGAGCGGAAAGAGCTGGAGGGCTATGGACGAGGACTCTTCATAGCGTTTAAGGGAGCAGGAAAGAAGAAAGCAATGGTCGGCTTTAAAGACCTCTACGTCCTGCTTTTCCTTATTCCCCAGAACTTAATCATTGTTATCTATGCAGTGAAGTATGACTTTTTAGTGCTGGGAGGTGGAGGGCCTTTAATCACAAATCGCTATTTAGAAGAAACTGCAGGAATTCGGAAACCATGGAAGGGGAGTAAGTTTTTTCAAGGGAGCACTGCCCAGGTACTGAAGATTGTACAGCAGACCGAGGTCGAGTTTCCGCTTGCCCTTCCCGAAATAGCTCTCTGTAACACCTTTAATGAAATTCCTAATAATAGTGGACTTGTTTATTCGCACTTGCTCTGCGTTACGGATATAACCCTGAAGTTGAATATCTTACAAGGTGGGTTTCTTATTCCTTACCCATTTCCAAAGGCTATATATGGGGAGAAATTACGTCAACTGTTCCTTGATTATAATGCGAAACCGGATACGCTCGAGAAGCGGATTACCATAAAAGCGCTAGTGATTGCTTTAGGTGCTTTTTATGCACAAACTGATGCTACTATTCAGCCGATAAGTGATTATGGGCTAGTTCCGAATATTGCACTACTAAATTACTATGATAACCCCTATCTAGACTTTAATGTGCTCGATAGTAACGATGAAGATCCTGCAGCTGTTTATGCTCCTGTTCCTGAGCTATTCGATACACTTGATCCCGAACACCCCTACGTTATTAATTTTATAGGGCAAGTCCAGTATGACTCCGTTAAGTATATTGATGTCTCGGTTCCACAGTTCTGGGATGCTGAACCTCCACCCCTAGAAGATATTGAACCAGGGGATTTGAGGTATGTTTTTGATGTACCGCTTGAGCAGGCTGATAGGTATGGTGCTCACTATCCTCCTTATTTAACTTTTTACTTCGACGGAACCGAGCTGAAAAATAAACCTACTTATCAAAATCATTTTATATTCCCTTTCTATGGTGTACACATTTTTAGCTCGGCTTTCACAATAGAAGGCGAGTTTATAAGTTTTGACTCTGCGGTTGAGCTAAATATTAACTTCATAGTAACTACAGGGCGGCGTTATTTAACAGACTACAACACTCCATCTTATGTTACTGCAGAGGCACAGCAGTTAGTTACTGGCCCTGGCTACACGGGCTACCATCCTATTGCTCATTTTTACAATGTAAGTGACGGGCTTGACTATTACAGGACAATAGATGAAGCAGACTATACAGAAGGGCTAGCACAACCTCTATTACCTGGTGTTGCTAATTTCATCTTTAAGGCAGCTGCACTGCCCGAGATCAAAACAGCGCAAATGCCCTTGATATCTGTTAACCCTAGCTTCCCAGGAGATCAGGTACATACAATGTACGGAAAGATAGTTTTTAATGGATATGAAACTCCTTATACAGTAGGTCATATTTGGAATGGCGGCTTTAGCACAGGCACACTTAGTGGGCTATCTCCTGAAAGTGACTTAACAGCATATACAATCTGCTTCTCTTACTTCGGTGAGTTGATAGTACGTAAAGAAACTGGTTTTCTCCAAACGGATTATGCCTCGATTTTTAGGACAACTCCTGATACGGTAGTAGATACTTATATAGTGTCAAAAGAGCAAATAGCAGCAAATATCACTGACATCAATTCTCTTCTAGCTTTTCTTTCTACCATCGACCCCATTGCTACTATTGAAACAGGGCAGGATTTTGAAAGTACTGCAGCTTGGCAACTTACATCTAAAAGGACGAATACAAGTACAGGTGGAGGTTTTAATGATATGGAGAACTATCCTTCGGTTTTATTTCTGTTTGATACTCTGTGGGGAGAAATTACTCCCACTTTCAGACAATATGCAGGTTACGACCTCACTAGTATGGTTAGGATGTTTGTAGGGGCTACTAATCATTTTAATATTAATCCCTATATTAATGTTCAGTTTGTTCCTGGTATCAATGTACTTTCCAATCCGATTAAGTATCAATCGAATTTCTCTATCCCCCCTAATGCTGAGCGCTTCCATCGAATCTATTTGGTTGACTTAGCCTTCAACCAAATAGGACATTGTGATTTAATTTGGAGTATAGACTTTCAAATAGCTTTAATCGGTTTTATGCGTCATCATAGGGAGGTGGTTAATCTAGCTCTAGATACGAAAGATGCAGCAGATTTAACTGAAGGTGATTTAAGTTTGCTCGCCGCAGCTGAAGGTGCCTTGACCGCTTTTACAGCTAACTACGGAAGTAAGATACTTTATAATGATTTCGCATCTTATGAATTTTTATATTATTTATTCCTTGCAGATGCTGTGTTGAATCCATTCTATTTAGAATATTATACTTTGTTTCCCCAGGAGGTAACTATGGTAGTAACGACTGATGCACTTCAGGCTGTTAGTGAACCATAATATGTGGGTTGCAATCCTGCGCCGAACGTGTTATATTTCGTACATACAATAACCCCATGTGGTAAAGTCTAATGAATACGAGATCTCCTACCCCTCCTAACTTTGCTCGTGCTCCAGCTCTAGCCCAGCTCCATCAACGGCTGTTAGATAAAAAGAATGAGCCTACAATGGCTCGCTCTCCTGCTGTTAAAGAGATGAAGGCGGTGCAGTCATGAAATTCTTCCTTAGCACTACCTCAAAAAAGAATATGTCAGGTGCACACTCCGACCTCCAAGCGCTTGCGCTTCGGGCAATTGAGCTTACTAAGGTCGATTTCGGGATTCCAAGCACCGGCGGTCGTCGAACGGCTATGCAGCAGAATGAGCTATATAAAGCAGGTAAGTCAAAAGCAGACGGGCTTGACGAAATAGGTAAGCACCAAACGGGTAATGCACTCGATTTCTATGCCTATGTGGATGGAAAGGCCTCGTGGGAGAAGGAGCATCTTGCGCAAATCGCCGCTGCATTCCTTCAGGCTGCAGGAGAGATGCGGATCGATATCCGCTGGGGCGGATTGTTTCGCTCCTTTACTGACATGCCTCATGTGGAGAGAGTGTAATGGGGCTCTTTAGCACTTTACTTGGGGGTAGTGGATTAACTAAATCCCTTGAAAACGTAGCACTGGAGTATATCGATACTGCGGGGGAGACTGCAGAAGCCAACACTCTCATGATTAAAGCACTCGACCCGAATGGGAAGATGCGCAGGGATTTAGCCTTGTTCGCTAGTCGGGCTTATGCTTTCTACCTTGGTTCGACGGTAATCTTGATATTTTTCTATGCAGGTTTTTCCTTCTTTGTTGCAGGGGAGGCGAATGCAGCCTCGCTGGCTGTTATCACTATGCAGAAAGAGGTTATTGCCGAAGCAGTCCATGCAATGGCGAATTTGTTCCTCCCTATAACAGGGTCTTGGACGGCTATCGTAAGCGCAAGCTTCGGGGTTAACTATGCAAATGTGAAGCAGGGGAACTAATGGGTATTCCGGCTTCCTTATTCGCTCCCCCTATCCATCACATTGCACAAAAGAAACGGGAGGTGAAAGAATGGTACTCTGTTCGTATTTCTCCTAGACAGGATTTACAGCGCCCTTCTGGGACTGTAGCTCAAAAAGCAGGGATGCGTTATGAGAATCGGATAGGAGAGGAGTTGGCGAAACTTGCTAAACCTTTGGGGGCTGATTTATATAGTCACATTTGGATCGAAGCTGATGGACGATATTATCAACCTGATTATTTTATGATCTTTCCAAGTAAAAGTGTGTTGTTGTTCGAGGTTAAACAGACTTGGGTAGATACTACGGATCAATTGAATCTTTATCGTAGTCTGCTGGAGGCTGTAGGACTTGGGCCTGTTATGGCTTGCACAATATGCCTGCGCCTTACGGGGGCTACTCCAATAGCCAGTTTGGTTCATTCTTTCGATGAAATTGCGGAGGGGTCGGTATGGCAGGTTCGGGTTTAAACTTGGGTTTCCCTGCTCACAAAGATATGGGGGATATGGGGGAAGTGGTAACGGTTGAAGCTCCAGAATGGTTGCGCTCTCCAGCTACTATAAATCCGATTAATTCGATTGAGGATTTCGCTACGAGGGCTAACATCTATTTCGGGGAGTGCCTCGATACTGAAACTCGACCTACCATTACTGGTTTAGCTTTAGCCACAGGACTTCCTGGACCTACCTCCCTTATTAGACTTGGCCAGCGTATTCCCGAACTCCGCCATGCTATCTCTCGTTGCATGACAGCTGTTGCTCACCAGTACGAGCAGTTGATCGGTGCAGGTGGGGCTAGTGCAGGAGCACAATTCATGCTGAAGAATATACCCGATTTCGATCCTGAAGATCCTATGGGTGCTCCAGGGGTACAATTCTTTAATGATCGGAAAGAGATCTTGCTTCAGGCCGAGGTTCATGGGGCTGCAACTGAAGGCACAGACTATGACACGGATGTCGATCCGGTTGAGGTCTATATGAGCGTAATTAAGAAGCGTGGTGGTGTAGGTGCTATGACGGTGCTTTCGAAAGCAGGGTCTGTTACACTATCCCCGCAGCAAAGGCTCTTTGATATTATTGGGACAACTGATGAGTGAATTAGACACATCTCCTGCTCCTAGTCCCGGCCCTATCCTGACGGGCGGGTTTGACCTTGATTGGAAGAATCCTGACTACTCGGAGGTGTTTACATTTCGGGCTGAAGCTCTAGAGCGTTTAAGGGCTAACCCGCAAGCTTTAGAACGGCTAAAGCTGTACTATAAAGATAACTGGGTGGATTTTATTAATGACTGGGGAATGACCTACGACCCTCGGAAGCAAGGGCAGAAATATGCTCCGTTTATTCTGTTCCCTCGCCAGGAGGATTATGTTAATTGGCTCTACCGCTCGTTTACGGAAGGGGAAAGGGGATTGGCGGAGAAGTCTCGTGAGGTGGGTTTTACCTGGCTTTGCGTGGCTGTCGCAGTTTGTATTTGGCTGTTCTACCCTCATGCAGTTGTGGGGTTTGGCTCTCGTAAGAAGGAACTTGTGGATAATGGGGATGCTGATCCGGATAGTATCTTCTGGAAATGCAGGATGTTTATAGATTCGCTCCCAGTTGATTTTCTCCCTGCTAATCTTACTACAGGGCGGAAGAGTATGGTCATACCTAATTCGGCAAACAAGGCTGTAATTAAGGGTGAGATCGGCGACGAGATCGGAAGGGGAGGTAGAGCGGGTATCTATTTTGTGGATGAGTTTGCGCATCTTGAGCACCCTGAAATGGCAGAGAGTTCTTTATCTGCTAACACGGACTGTCGTATATATGTTTCGACTGTTAATGGGCCAGGAAATTTGTTTTATAGGTTACGACATTTCCTGGCTACTAAGCAGATATTCATATTCGACTGGAAGGATGATCCACGTAAGCGCCTTAATCCACATCTCCCTCCTGAAGAAGAGCCTTGGTATGTGAAGCAAAAGAAAGACCTTTTGCCTACCACCCTTGCTTCTCAGGTGGATCGGAACTATCATGCTGCTGCTGCGAATAACTTCCTCGGAGAGGCTGGAACGGAAGCACTGAAGGAGGCTTTCCAAAGGACAAACGGACAAGTCCAGCAGTCTGACTCGGTTTGCTGGAAGGTTGGTGTGGATGCGGCTGGAATGGGTAATGATGAGATTCTTATTTGGGCAAGGAGGGGACGGGTTAATATCGAACCTGAAGTTTACCAGAAGATGGATGGGGTTCAACTGGCGGGTTTGATTGAACGGAAAGTAGATAACCTTCTGCTGACTGGCCCTTGTGACCTTATCTCGATAGAGAGGGATGGACCTGGTGGTAGTGCTGCAGACCAATTAAAGTACGGGCGTTATGCTTCTATTGTACGAGCGATCCATACAGGGGCCAAGCTGAAGGATGGAAGGAATTATAACTTGCGTGCTTTCCTTCACCAAGAGGCCTACGACTATCTTGTGGAGCAAGAGTGCGTGTTGCCTCGGGATATGATCTTTGAGGGGCAGGCAGCCGCAATTCAATCTCTTACTAAAGGTGGACTACTGCTTATCGAGTCGAAAGAGGACTACCGCGCACGGTTTGCCCTTGGTAGGACGAAAGCGGAAAAGGCGGCTTCTCGCTCTCCTGACCGTTGGGACTCGTTTGTGCTGACTTTTACACCATCAAGGGCTAAGCCAATTAAGCAGATGATGAGCGATAGTGAATTCTTTCCTCAGAGGGGGAAAGCAAACTGGCAGCCACAAGATCGGGTTATGGGCTACTAGCAATACGAATGGCGTTGTGCCATTCGTACATATGATAAACTTATATAGGAACAGGGTATTATGCCGCAGGTATTTGATTTAGATGAAGACTCTCTCGAAGCTTTAGCCTCAAAGCTTTGTAAGGAGCGTGACAAAGCAGCTAATGCACAGTCAAGACGGGAGCTTGAAGCGGTTTGGGCTAAGTCTCGCCGTCAGTATCAAACTGGGGATGCGATGGAGAGTGGAAAAGCTACTACGTACGAAAAGGGAGCTACGCTCGACTCTCCTCTTACCGCTTATAAAGCGGAGGATGTTAAAACTGGCTCTACTGTTTCGGTTAATATCACCCGCCCCTATACTAATGCTGGGACAGCGCAGGTTGCGAATATTCTGCTCCCGACTAATCGTTTACCTTTTAAGCTTGACCTGACGGCTGTAAGTGATCTGGAGGCGCTGCGTGGTGTGCTGGAGAATTATCCGCAATTGGCTGAGCTTCTTCCTTCGCTTGCTCCTGGCATCCATCAAAAGCTCAGTACTCCTGAGAATGAAGCGAAAGAGGCGCTTGAGGTTGCTTCGAAGCTTATTCGGGATTGGCTGCAGGAAACGAGTTGGGCAGGTGCAGTAAGGGCACAGCTAATTGAGAGTGGTAAGACTGGGACTGGAATTATAAAAGGCCCGTTTCCTAAAGCAAGACGGATCAGTGCTGAAGTTAATGACCTGTTGGAAGCATTGCCTACGGCATTTCCGCAGCCTGAGGTAGGGCAACTTCTGCAGGCTGAGCTTCGTACCCTGCTGGCTTACGCTCCGGCTTCAGAATGTATCAAGGTTGAGAATTGTTATCCCGATCCTGAGTGTGGGTCTGATCACCAGAATGGTAGATTCTTTTACGAGCGTATACCCGAAGTCACCAGGCGTCAGCTTGGGGAGTATATGGAGGAAGGGCCATATGATGCTGGGCAAATTCAAGCGTGCTTGGATGAAGGGCCTAAGATTCACGGGCAGGGGAAAGACAAGGGCAAAGGTCCGTTTGAGCTGTGGGTGCGAACCGGGCAACTGGATCACAAGACGGAGGACGGGGAAAAGATCTCTTATGGCTTCAGTGTTACTATCCTCTGCAACGAGCGTATTATTAAGAGTGAGGCTTTTTGGCTTGAAACAACTAAATTCCCTTATTGGATATTACCCTGGGAACCACGTGAGAGTTCGTGGGCGGGGATCGGGATTCCTGAACAGATTGAGACTCCACAGCGTGGGCTGAACTCTTCTGTAAGGGCACTGATGGATAATATGGGGTACTCTGTCGGGCCGCAAGTATTGGAGCAGGATGGGGTTATCGAGCCTGTTGATGGAGATTGGAAACCTTACCCTTATAAACGATGGAAGATCACTTCTGGACTGCCTGGAGTTGATGCGGTTGTTGAGGCTAAAAATGCGTTGGTGTTCTTGGAGTTCCCTAACTACCTTAATGAGATTATGCCGGTGATTAACTGGTGGCTAAAGATGGCTGAAGATACGACTGGGCTGTCACTACTTCTTCAGGGGCAGGCTGTTACTCAGGCTGTTGGTGTAAGTCAACAGCTTATGGCGAATGCTACTACTAACCTGCGGTTGGTTATCAAGGAGTGGGATGATCGTACTTGTGCTCCGAGTATTAATGCGTATTATGAGTGGACGCAATTGTATGGGCCTGAAACCGCGAAGGGAGATGCGACGGTAACTCCACTTGGGTCAGCGGCACTGATTGTTCGTGAGTTACAGCAGCAGGCCCTTCTGCAGATCGGAGATAAAGCAGTGCAGCCTGTTTATGGGTTGTCTCCTAAAAAGTGGATGAAGCTATATCTTGAGGGTTTTCAGGTTGATCCTGAACCTCTTATGCTTGATGATGATGAAAAGGCAGAGTTGGAAGCTGCTGCGAAAGAGCCTGATCCTAAAGTGACTGTGGCCGAGATACAAGCTAAGGCTGATATCTATCGTGCTGATTTAAAAGGTGAGTTTGATGAACTGAAGCTTATGGTTGAAAAGAATCTGAAGGAGCTTGGAATGGATAAAGATATTTCTATTGCTGAGCTTCAGGCTGATCTTAAGTTGGCGGAAGGGCAGGCTAAACAAGAAGAAGGTGCGAAACAGCCTACTCCTGATCCTGTAGATGCAGCCCTTGACTCTTTAGGTATGCAAGATGAATGATTCACCTCCTATTGACTTGTCGCCTTGTATTACTTTTGCTCCTTCAGCAGGTGCGCATATTGATCCTATAAAGTTGTTGAAATACCTCGACAATCGTGCTATATTACTTGCAGAGCGCACGGCTAAGCCTGGAACGCCCGCAGTTCAAACTGAATTGCTACGCGGTCATCGTCAGGAAGTTTTAGCTTTGCAAGCCGAACTTATAAAGGTAACTAAAAATGTTTATCCCACGAAATAGAAAGAATAGATTTAGACTCAGTATCGAAGGTGCAGGTGATGGTTTAGGTACAGGTGAGGGGTTAGGCGAAGGAATTGGAGCAGGCGGTTTAGGAGAGGGAGAGGGAGAGGGTGAAGGGACAGCGGAAGAGATTCCTCCCTATCTGCGTGACCTCTCAGAGGATGATGTGTATGACCGCCTCAACCGCGTAAACGAGTTCCCTAACCAGCTTGGCGCTGTTGAGTCTCGAATGAATGGTGGAGTTAATGCTCTGTCTGAGCGAATGACTGCATATGAAAAGGGGTTGCCTACGCAGTCCTCTTTCGATGTAGAAGCGCTCACAAAAGGTTTGGAAGCTTATGATCCAAAATTGGCTGAAGTTCTTGGCCCTCTGTTGCAGGACGCATTTAAAGTAAGCGCGCTGGACGAAAACTCATTACGTCCGCATCTTGATCCTATGCAGGAGCAGATGCGAAACTATGTAGGTGAGCAGCTTGTCCGGTCAGTCTATTCTCCCGAGACTATAGGCGAAATTATTCCACAAGTTGTGGATGGGAAATTTATGCCGGAAGGACAACGGCAGAAAGACTTCGCCGATTGGTATGGCCAGCAGGGGTATGAGACCCAGCAAAGCCTGTTATCATTCGGTGCCCCATATATCAACTCCTTACGGAAATTTGAAGCATGGGAAACAAACAGGAATGGGAATAAAGTTGCAGTTGCGACCGGAACCCAAGAGCGCTTAGCAAAGGGACAAGTCCCAGCAGGCCAACACCGCAAACCAGCCCAGTCGAAGAAGCTATCTGATGAAGATGCTTTCATGGCCGGATTTAACGAAATATAGCAGAGGAAAGATACCATGCCAGGTCAACAATATGCAACACAAGCCGGTCGCCATGAGAAGTACAAAGGGCGAATATTGGCTAAAGCACAAACCCAGGAGATGCTGACGAAACTCGGCACTCAAGAAGAGATTCCGCAAAACCAATCTGAATTGATTGAGTGGATGCGTTTTCTCCCTTATGGTGGTGTAGACAACCAGTGGCTTGCCGCTGGTGGTGACACTGATTTTATTAACAAGCACATCGTGCAAGAGGGTGTCACTCCTTCTGCCGACTCTATTGCGTGGACAACACTTTCTGCGACTTTGCAGCAAATCGGTTGCCTGTATTCCTATACGGATAAGAAGCGTTATGTGCACGAAGAAGGTGCTACTGTCCCTCCTGAAATGGAAGATCAAGCTGCAGCTCGTATTGTTCTTGCTCGGGAAATGATGACCTATGGGGAAATGAAATCCTGTACGAATCAATTCTTCGGTGGTGCAGGCACTAACATTGCAACAGTGAATGGCCCTCCAGATAAGGCAATGTTCCAGCGTATCTCACGTGCCATTCTGGGTGCTCATGGTACTACGGTTAACAAGATGTTGAAATCTGGGCCTGCGTTTGGTATGCAGTCTGTTCAGGCCTCTTGGCCTGTTTATTGCCATACGGATATGGAGAAGACCTTTGAAAATATGGTAGGTTTTACCAAGGTCGTAGACTATGGCTCTAATGTCAAGCTGCTGGATGAGGATTATGAGATTGGAGCTATCGGTCGTTTTCGTGTCGTCATTAACCCAATCCTGACTTATCAGCCAGGCGCTGGTGCATTGGTTGCAGGGTGGACTGGTAGTGGTACTGCTAAATCTGATGTAGGCACTAACATCGATGTCTATCCTTTGGTGACTCTGGGTCGTGGTAAGGCTGGTGGTGATGCTTTTGGTCAGGTTGCGCTTCGTGGTATGAACGCGATTGACTCACATCACATTCCGCCTAATGTCAAAAGTAAGTCCGATATGCTCGGTCAGCGTGGGTATGTTTCAGCGCAAACTTGGCAGGCTCAGGCAGTACTGAATGACGCTTGGATGGCTGTCGCTTTTGTCGGTACGGAGGCATAATATGATTACGGGTAAGCAAGCAGCTATCGAGCTGCAGCGGAGTATTGGTGGCCCTGGGGCTGCCGTATTCCACGAGTGGATGCAAGGGGGCGGTTTTGTTCCGATTCCCCTTACATCGTTTACACGGGAGGATGGTACACCATTAATCAAGCAAGCGACAACTGTTGCTGGCTTTGCGCAGATAGCTAACAAGGAAACTGTTATTAACATCCCTGTTAACTGCTCTGCGGGTGAGTCGTTAGGGGTAAGTGTCCCTCTTCCACCTGAATTAGACTCAGGCAAAAAAGTGACCATTCACGTTATGGCGGGTAAAGCTGCTGATAATGATGTATTGACGCTGGATGCTGAAGCTTTCTTTTGCGCTGCAGGCGATGTTGCCAATGCAGATGCACAAGATACAGCAGCTCAAACTGTCACTCTGGCTGCTTCTGAGCTGGTCTTCACTTGCGGAGCCGATGGTGTTTTAACACCACCTTCTTCTCTTTCCATTGTACTTGCACTAGGTGGGACTAATGACGGTGATGCTGTCTATATCTACAGTGCTTGGCTCGAATATACCAAGGGGTAATTAGTTATGCCATTAGTTTCAACAGATCTTTCAACAATGCAGGAAGCTCGCCGTCGGGCTTGCGGTATCCGTACAGGTACGCGAACCGCAGCTGACTTTTCTATTGACCTGGGCTTCACGCCCACACACATTTGCGTCCGTAACCTGACCGATCGCGTTGAGGGTTTTATGATCCTTGATGCTGCTCTGGATGGCGGAAGTAATGCAAAGGGGGTCAAGACCGTCGCTGCAGGAACGAAAACCTATGCAGATGTAGGTATTACCCTGGACGCTGATGCACGAGGCTTTACCGTAGATGTATCTGTCGCGGGTTTAGAGACCGACGATGATGACGTATATTGGGAAGCCTGGTCTTAATTAGTAAATCATAAGTGGGAGGGCGAAAGCTCTCCCCATATCTAGAGAAAATACCCATGCCTACATTAGATAAAACTAAAACTAATACGAATGAGAATACTGACGGTGTGAAAGCAGCAGATTCTATTCGCCATGAAGATTCCCCCTTAATCGTGGAAGAGGGTGAGATTATTGCTGTTGAAGGCCAGGGAGCAATGGCCTATGCAGACGAACTTGCATTTATGTCTGAAAAAGTCCAGGTGCTTATTATGGATTCAAACAATCCTAATGATACTACTCGGCTTTGCCCTATTGGAGTTAACGGCAAAATGTATAACCTGCTACGTGGAGAGTGGTCAACTGTTCCCCGCTATGTTCTAGAAATCTTGGCTAAGACAAAGAAAGAATCTTGGAATTTTGCCTACAAGAAGAACATTGACGGTTCAACGTCTGACACAAACCAGATGCATCGAGCATTGAGGTATCCACACCAGTTTAAGGATGTAAATCCGAAAGGGATGGCGTGGTACGATTCTATTAAAAACGGTCATATGTAAAGGGGAGCGTCTAGTGCTTGTTTCTGAAATGATTACTCGGCTGCGCTTATCCCTTGAGGATCAGGAAGAGCCATATAAATATCCTACAGCGAGATTATTCTTATGGCTGCAGGGTGCTTATATGGACAGACAGCTTGCTTCTTCATTTTGGAGCTTCCTTCATACGAGGGATAGTTTTATTGTTACGGAAGCGAACGTTGCTGACTATACTCTTCCTCCGATAAAGGATATTGATCCACAGTCGATTTACTATATTGCTCCAGACACAAACGCTCGCATTCCGTTGTACCTTACGGATTATGCTGCTTGGGTACGTGATCAAGCGAATGGAGTTGATTTAACCCCTTCTGTACCTCTTTATCTTATTGAAATGCCTGACTTTAGTTGGAAAGTCTACCCAACTCCAGATAGGGTTTATCGTATTTTTGCTGATCGGTGGATTGTGCCTAGTGAGTTTGCAGCTCTCACGGCAGAACCAATTTGGGAGAGTGAATACCATGAGATTGTGCTTTTGGACGCGATGAAGATTGCTATAGCATTGCGTCCTGAATCTCCTGAGTCGCTTGTTATGGCAGCACAAATACGGGAGCGATTACCTCTTATGGAGCGTGTGTTTAAAGCAAGGTATCTTCCTGCTATCGGCTCTACAAAGGCACACGCATGAACACACAGGCTCTAATTGATCAAGTGCGTTTGAAGATGGACGATAAGATAACGCCCTACAGTTTTTCTGATGCTGAAGTTTTAACGGCGCTTAATGATGCACAAGATGAGTTTGCGCGGCAGACTCTGTGTTTGTTTACCGGGAGTGCCGAGATTACAGATGGGGCAGTTACTGGGATTATTCCATTATCTGATGGGATTTTGTGGGTAACGTCTGTGAGTATAGGCACGCCTTTACGTATTGTAACTCAGCACGAATTGGACTTTGGTTATTTTGGGATAGAAGGGGTTGAAGCCTCAACACGGTATACTGGCTGGCGTACAACTACAGGTACTCCAACATTTTGCCTGCCTAATTATGGTGTACAGGCATTGAATCTTATTCCAAAACCTGCAGCTAATGTCACTATAACTCTTGATTATTATCGATTACCTACAGCGCAAATAGGTCTTGGACCGGAGGTGCTTGCCGAAATTCCCTCTCCTTATCATTCTGATCTTGTGATTGGAGCTTGTGCTTATTTATACGATGTTCCTGATCAAGAACTTTATGACAAAGAAGCTGTTGCATTAAAACAGCTTGTGTGGCAGAAGCGAATAGCAAGGGCAGCACTACTTCTACAAACTGCACTTCGTATGCAAGTTCGCCTTCTTACTCCTCCTCCTGGGGTGGGTTTTGTTCAGTCTGAAAACGGTTAATGCGGAATATAACAGTGACTCAAGAATCAATCCTTATCCAGCAGTTAATAGACGGTAATAAAGTCCTGTTCAGTAAAATTGATACGTTAGGCCAGGTTGCCTCTGATATGAAAGCCTCTGTTGCTGTACTCAATGAAAGGCAGAATGATGACCGGCTAACAATTACTAGGATAGGGGGAGAATTAAAGACCTGTAAAGTCGGGTGCGAAATAGAAATAAACACTATTAAATTAAATAGGCAAAAAGACGAAAAGCGTATTACCACACTTGAGGTAGTCTCAACTGGAAGAGGGAGGGCTGTAAACTGGCTACTGCATTTGCTCCAAGCTGTATTTATCTTGGGTGTCGGCGTCTGGGCTAAGAAGGGGTGAATGAGATGACTGTATGGGTTAAAACGTAATGTACAGTTTAATAGAAACTAACAAGGGTGTTATAGCTGTTTTGCAGATTACTAAATGTGGCTCTCAAACTTTACGTTCGGCGGAGTATGGTAGTAGTGTAGACCCGGTAAATACTGATAAAATTGCTTTTATTCGTGACCCTATCGACCGCCTTGTTAGCTTCTACTCTTTCCAGAGACAATTTGAGTGCTTTCCTCCCAATATGCCGGAGTCTTTGACGTGGGCAGATTTTATTGACTGGGTACTAGACGGTGATGATCTGGATACGCATATACACCCTATAGCAAAGTTCATTGATGATTATCCTGTTGATAGAATTTATCACTTATCGCAGATGACAGGAGTATTAAGGTTGCAATGCGAACGTCAGCATGTAACCAATAAATTGCTAGTTGATACATCTTATCGAGCAAAGGAACTAAAAATCAAATACACGGATGATTATGATCTGCTGAATAGGCTTGAATGGTGATATAAGTGGTTGATAAATACGTTGCTATATCCAATGATCATGATAGAACAGGTGAGTTTGTTCCGGGATCAGGTGATACGATTACCTATGATGCTGGATTTTTAACATTTACTGCTGCACAGGCGGATGCGACTTGGGGGAGTACTAGACCTCTAGCGAATAATGGAGAGAATATATTTTATGAGGTATTCGATGATGGTATTTATACTGTCGAATCAGCGGTCATAAAAGGCTCTTTTCACCTGCATGACGGGGTGAGTAATTTTGCGACAATACGGGCGGCTGTCGGGCATGAGCATGGTGGTAATGTATTATCGGGGGCCATGCTTGATTTCCGTACTGGGCTAGGGCTGTACACCATAGCAATTAGAATAACAGGTTACACGCGAATAACAGGTTTAAGGATTAGAAGTCAGGCGGGTTGTGTAACACTTAGTAGTATAGTAGGTGCGCCTATTTTAGAGCGACTAATTGTAAAATCTGATAACAATCATGGTATTTCACCAGGGAGTATTGGCAGGATTTACGGATGCCTAGCGTATGAATGTGGTAGCTTTGGGTTTGATGCAGGCCCGTATGCTCAAGTAACATATAGAAACTGTGTAGCCATAAATAATGGAGGTTTGGGGTTCACAATACACGCTAACGTAAACGCCGGTAGCTCCCTTAGTAACTGTGTAGCAATTAATAATACAGGAGGGGATTGGTCACCCGTTGCTACACCGACATTTTTAAACTGTGCATCCGGTGACCTCTCAGCACCTGCCGGTGGTACATCAATAAGTGACTTAGACACTACACATCCACTACTTGTATTCGAAGATATTACAGCTAATAATATCCATCTAAAAGCAGGGTCTCCTTTAGAAGATGCGGGCGTGGACGCATCATCGTCATTAACATTAGATATTGACGCTCAACCATGGGAACTTCCCTACTCAATTGGTGTAGACCAACCCGGTGAATTCACTGTTACAATCACAATTGATGGTGTTCCTGTTGGTTCTGAGATCAGGGCTTTTGCGGTTACTGATGATGCGATTGTTGGTGGGATTGAAACTACGCTCGCTGATCCTGCGTCATTTGATGTTCCTTTTACTGCTGTGCTGACTGCGCGATTTGTATTTATACAACCTAATTTTGAGTACGCAAAAGTTAATGCACTCATTAACGGTGATGGTGCAACATTCCCTGTTTCAATCAGTAGTGATAGAGATTATACAGTAACGGCTGGAATGTCAGTTAGTGATGTCAGCTTTGCAACAGGAACAAGTCTACTGACTGTTGATACAGTACAGGAATTACAGGATATTTATTCGTACACAATAGAACAGTGGAAAGCAGATGCAGCACTACCTGTTTTTGAGTTCCCTTTCGATGCAGTATCGGCAGAGGCAGGCATTTATGAATTTATAGAAGGTTGGGATTTTGCTGATGATGCTACAAGACACAATACTCGTGGAGCAGGGTGGGCATTAGTTGACACAAATGCTGTAAAACTTGAGCAGTGGTTAAACGCTAAGACTCTTGGATCGGCAGCAGGGCAACCTTATTATTTACTTGGTGTCGATACTGTTCCGGTGAGTACTCAGCGAACCGATGTGCAAGATACTGTTATTAAGATTTATGGTGATGGGACACACGGAAACTTTGATAAGCGAGATGGGTTTAAGATGTTCTTAAGAGAACAAGGGAAAACTTACTCGCAATATGATTTGTTTGCAGATCAGGGAGTAACAGAGCTAACCAATAAAACCTATTTTATACCCCTAGCTAACTCAACTGATCCAAAAATATCAGCAAGTGATGCAACAATAGCAGTGGCTGCAATTTATACGGGGATGTCCGTCGAATATCTTGTTGGTTCTGGATTTGATGCATGGATAAATTCAACTGTTTATGCTGCGGATTCCGTGGTGTCAGATGGTGGTCGCTGGTACATCACGGCACTGGGTGGTACGTCGAGTGGAACCGGGGTAGGTGATGATGTTGGTGTTACGGACTGGGTTGCATACTCAGGAGAGCGATCAATTGATAGTGTGTACTATGCGTTTAATGTCGTATTCACAGGTAACTCAGGTACTACACAGCAGATTTATGAGAAGTCGCAGTATTTATTGAGACAATCAACAGATATTGATTCAGGGGCTGGTACTACCCGAGGGGATACTGCTGATTTATTAATGTCATTCTTAGGTGATATTTTAATTACAGCACAAGGCGTTGCAATAGATGGGTTTCAGGTAGTGCAGCAATTAGACTATCGATTTACTGACGTTGGTGGAGTAGAGCGACAGTTTCCTGCTCCGACGGAAACATTCACAATATCCCCCGGCATAAACTCAGACATACGGTATTTTGATGGCGCTGGTGACGATCAAACGCCAAATGATAGCGTTACAGGGTTAACTCTTGACTATGACTACTCAACCTCAGACCCCATAGATATTGAAGTTTTAAAAGAGGGGTATGTCCCCGTAAATATACAAGACTCAGTTCCCTTTTTCGGCACACTAAATATCGAGATGGATTTTGATGAGGCTTATAATGCGAGTCATTCACTGGCAGTAACAACGCACTACACATACAACATAGTGACGAAAGCCCTGAATATCCTAGCAGATCAGAATGCGCTTGATGTTAGGTCATCAATGGCTGATTTGATACGTTTGAATAGCGGCTACTTTAACACTCCGTTACTGATGGATGCTATCCCAGGTCTAGTCCGTATCGATCAAACTGACGGTATGACTGTATTAGATATGCAGTACTGGAAAGGGGCTGGGTCAGAAGTTTTCCACGTACTTGATTCCTTAAACCCGATTGAAAAGTGGTACTCAATCCAATCAGTCGGAAATATCGCTGGAGCTACTACGCATTACAGAAACACTAATTCCGGTAATTCAACTGCTATCACTCTGACAAATGATGTGGTTGATGAAACTTTTCAATATTACGCTGACGCTAATCATGATGGAACGCCGGACAGTAACACCGATGATTATCTGTTGATTAAATCATTTCTGGCTGGCTCAAAGCAGGCACGGTTAGATGTGTTGGTTAATGCAGGCGTATCAGCTCTTAAATCAACGCTGTACACAATCCCGCTATCAAATGCCGACCATGGCTATACAGGAATTGATCCAAGCATTACTGGCATGACACTGGTTGCTGGTGGAGTAGTTGGCGGTAAAACATTTGCGTATAAATGGGTTGATGCTAACAACAACTCAGGGGCCGACATTGCAAACTGGATAAACATGCAAGGGGTAGCTGATCCGAATGGCGTGATATCTGGCGGTACAGGGCTGACATGGTTCGAGATGCCAGATATGGTGATCTATAATGGTGCGACAATAGAGACTGGAAATGGACTTAAAGAGGGTGCAACCCCTGTAGCTGTAGGGTTCTATGTTGAACGTTCAGGTGCTGATCATCCTGACTTTACTCGGTTCGAGTCAGATACTCCAGGTGATTACTATGATAAGCCCGTTACAGCTAATGCCAGTATCACGGGCTTACCCGTGGCTGGTAATGCTATTTGGCTGCAGATCAAAAATGAAACAAAAGGAACTACCCCCTTTGATGGAGACCCAGGAGGTACTGGATTCTCTGACTCGTATACCGAAGGAACTACTTATGCAGCAGGGGATATTATAAGGATACGGTTTGCTGAGTTGGCCACAGACCAAACATTTAAAATGTGGACAGGTTCTGCTATTGCTACTAGCACTGGTTGGGCTGCAATTTATGCAGGAAATGAGCAACTGCAATATGGTATTAATGGGGTAGACGGTTCTTCGGCACCTGTTACCAATAAGTTTTCTGGCGATTTCATTAACGATGAGATTGACTTTATAATAGCTGGTGCGTGGACATCTGATGAGGCATACGCTTTTTACTGCTATATGCTAACCACCTCGGACGGGATAGAGAACTTCTGGGAAGGCATAACTGCTCTAGAAGGGGCTTATAGGATTGAGGTGCCCATTCTTGCCTTATGGTTTAACAACAACGTAGCCACCTCATTTCACCGTACAGACTCAAAACGGATATATAGATCAGACGGAGCTTATCCAGTGAGAGAGCCTACAACTTCAGGTTATGGAGTCGGTATTGGTAACTGGTTGGGGAGTGTGAGCGTGGTAGAAGTCAATACAGGTACAGCAGTGAATAAAGCCACTGTTAAGGATGCTATGACTGAACAGGGCTATACTGTTGCCAGAAGCCCCTTAATAGATGGGATAACTGATATCCTTGCCGACTCTAACGAGCTGCAACTCAATCAGGGTAATTGGCTAACTGCTACAGGCTTTAATACAGTGGTCCCTGACAACACTTCTATAGGTCTTATTCTTACTGAGTCTCAAGCTAACACTCCGAAGATTGATACCATCGTTACTAAGACAAGTGGACTAACGTATACAGTACCAGGGGAAGTAGACGCTAACATAAAAAGTGCAGTTGATACACCCTTGTCAGGGACTCCACAATAATGGCTAAGCAAGTTATTAATGTCGGTGCTGCTGAAGATGATGGTACAGGAGAATCATTACGATCTGGCGGTTTAAAAATAAATGCTAATTTTACAGAGTTATATGATCGTACTGCAGTACTGCAGTTAATAGCTGCTGAGAATATTTCTGCATTACGGGTGCTGGCCTCTGATGATTTAGGTCAGGTAGTGTACGCGGATAATAACAGCGTTGGGCAGGCATTTAAAGTCATGGGCATTAGCATATCGACCGGTCTTTTAGGGGCAAACGTTACTCTGCAGACAGAGGGTATTTTAACTGATGCTGGTTGGTCATGGGCAGGAACTGGCCCTTTATTTGTAGGTACTAATGGCGTGCTAACTCAAACGCCTCCTACAAACGGATATAGCGTTGTTGTGGGTTGGCCTACTAATCCTACGACTATATTCATTAATATCAATCACGCAATAATTTTACTATAGGAGGCTGTTATGGCTGGGAATAAATATTTAGAGCAGAATGCAGGGCAGATTAAAGAGGTTGCAGCCTCCAATACATCTGTCGGTGGAGACGATGCGAATAAGGTAGTGGCTTTAAATGCCTCTGGAAAAATAGACGTTAGTCTGCTCGAAGCTACAGATCTTGCAGATGCCATTGCAGTTACTGTAGATACAGGCGTAACTCTTAGTGCTGGGGATAATGTTAATATCTATGATAATGCAGGGCCTAAAGCTCGGTTAGCGGATAACTCCAATAATCGCCCTGTTCATGGTTTTGTGAAGGTGGGTTATGCTGCTGCCCAAAGTGCACTGGTTCACAAGGAGGGGACTAATGACCAGTTAACTGGTCTGACTCCGGGAGCTGTTTACTTTCTGGGTACTGTCGGTGCTACTACAGCAACTCCCCCAACAGGAACAGGTGAGATTGTACAGCGTGTAGGAATTGCTTTTAGTGCAACCGATCTGGACTTCGAAAGAGCGCAGACTATCTTACTGGCATAAACAATGGCTAATCGTAAACCTATTGTTCTTAATAGCGGGCTGCTTGCAGAAATTCCTGCTGCCGATATATTGGAGCTGCCTGCACTAGATGTAAGCGGCTCTTCTGCGCTTGCTGATGTGGCAGCTACCTATGTGGATTTTGATCCCACTACAGGAACTCCTGCACACGTAGAAGGTAGACTCTTCTATGATAACGTTGCTAGGACTTTAGCATTCTTTAATGACGAAGCTGAAACAACCCTACAGATCGGCGAAGAAGAGCGCGTAAGAGTTTTTAATGCCAATGGAGTAACTCTACTGAATGGACAAGCGGTTACGGTTACAGGAGTTACAGTTGATGGTGTGGTTGAAGTTGAGCTTGCAATTGCATCTGATAAAATCTCAGCACTGAATACTATCGGTATTGTTACCCATGATATCGAAGTGGGTACTTATGGGTGGGCTACTTGGGGTGGTACAGTAAATGGGGTAGATACGTCAGCTCTTACCGGAG